CCAGTGCATCCGCCTCCCACTCGATATCGTCATCGGAGAAAAGCACGAATTCCGGCTCCATCCGCCTGGCAATCTCCCACCCGGCGTTGCGTGCAGAATTTGCATTGTTCCATTCATCCTGAGCCATCACAATGGCGAAATCCCGCCACGTCTGCCGTCCCAGGGTTTGCAGGGTCGGCTCCGCGCGGGAATCGGGTCGCAGGGGAACTACGATCGCCAGGCGCATCGAAAAAATTGTAGCGCGATGTCGATTTCTCTTGCCCCGTGCCTAAATTGTGCTACAATTAAATCAGGAGAAGAGATCATGAGACGTTACTACTTCACCGTGAACAATTCCGGCGAGGCTCTGGTACTGGTGACGAGCCACGACGAAAGTGGCTTGGAAAAAGGCTGGTCGATGCACTCCAGTGAGGATGCCAGCCTCGCCGATGGGGATGGCTCGCTCTGCCCGTACCCATGGAAGGACGCGTGCCGCTGGGACGAGACCACGCGCGAGCACGCCTCATCCTTACTGAAATTCGAACTGCCGCAATAAGGAGAAGGCAATGCACACCAAGCAGCATCAACTACACACCACACTCGATTCGCGGATGAAAATCAGGAATCTGGCCGGGGGTGACGGGAAGTCCCCGTCCTTCGGCCCTTGCATAGTCCAGGAGGCGTATCGCACGGCGAATGGTTGGGCTGACACCATCGCCGCAGGACCTGGCGAGGTTGCCGTATGTATTAGCCCAGGTAGCCCATCGTCCTTTGCCATGTGGCGAGTAGGGACGATAGCTGATATGGTGGCGTACCTTAGAAACACCAGCCAGTTGGGTTGGTATGACGACGAGGTGCGGTGGGCGCACGGCATGGCCGCCAAGATCGAGGCCCATGCCAATACCCAAGCCCCCATAGCCCGGCTTGCAACCGCTCTCGGCGTTCCGCCCGAGAAAGTTGCGGAGATGGCGACCCTCGCCAAGGTCGCCATAGAGGATCATGACCCTGAATAAAGCCCGTGCGGTGATGGCGTGCGCCGCAGAGGACCGCGAATGGAAAGGGAAGGAAATGACACTTGAAACGAACAGAATCATAGTCGCGGCGGTATCCGAGGCAGGCGCCGTCGTAGCCATCAACGGAGAGAATCGCAAGATTACTTGGCCGGACTTGGTCATTGCTGCTCGCAGGCCCGAGTTTGTGCCCGGAGTAACCCACGATGAGGAACTGATAGGCATCTACCGCAGTATCCTGCGGGAGGCCCGCCAGCTGGTCGAGCGGAACAAGCATCTGCCGCTGCTCTACAGTGTGGAGCGGAACTCCACTAACGTGCGGTGGATTGCCAGAATCCGGGATGTTAGTGGGGCGAGTGGCTGGATTCCGTGCGCTGCTGATGAGGGCGGATCGCACATGCGCTACGAGGATGCGCTCCGTGAGGTGGAGTACCGCGCCGCGGGCCTACGCCGTGCGGGGTATGTAGTGATCGAGGAACCGAACACCCCATCGTGGGTGTGAGCACGGCGGCGCAACCGGGGGCCGGCGTGTGCTGGCCCCATCCCCGAGGCGAAGGGGGCTGTTTTGAAGGCAAAAGGAGAAAAACCATGGAAACCATAGATATCAATCCGCTCTCTAGCCTCGTGGTGGGCGATACAGTGTTTTGGTCTGACGGCACAAAGGGGACGGTTGTATTAGAGGGGCTGCCCCAGTGGCGAGGTCCTAACACAACCCCGGTGCTGCACATCCTCTGGGAGGATGGACAAAGAACCGACCTAAAAGATGCAGATGCTATGCAGTACGTGAGTCAGCATCCGCCCTCACGGGAGCCGAGATGACCCGCGAGGAGAGTCGCCTGCTTCAGCCCGTCCACGCGGCGGGCTGGCTGGAGGTGATTCGCCGATGAGAGAAACCAAGCGATTCGGGGTCATGCCAAACGAAACGAAGTCAATGCCTTGCTCAGTATGGATTCTCTGCCATCTGAATGGCGATGCATGCGTTACGTGGGACGTCGATCATGGATTCAGACCTCGAATCTTCGCCACTCGGAATCTCGCCCACCGATGGAGAGCCTCCTTTGGCAATGAGCAGCGAAGAAAGTTGCTCATTCGCAAAGTACGGATTGAGTTGGAAAACACTCCAGCGCACTCCCCGGAGTGAGGTTTACCACCTGAATTCCGCGCTTCTCCAGTTCGACCGCCAGTCCTGCGAAGTGCGGGAGCATATCCGAGAGGTTCCTCCCGTACTGATCTGGACTCGCTCCGTGCCCCCCATGCCAGTGCGTCCGATTCCCCGGCACGCGCATATCGTACCCGAGCAGGTACACCGGAGAAGCCCCCAGGTGTGCCGCGAGATGAATCGCTTGGTATCCGCTGTTGTGCCCGTGGCGCAAACACCAGCACTGCTCATCGAATCCATCCTCGCCAGTGTTTTTCATGGCCTTCACGCCGTCGATCTGATTCTCCAATGTCGCCATCCATCGCCCGGTCCACAATCTTCGGATGTCTTCCCGCTTGCGCTCGTACCATTTGCGATCGCAGAAATAGAGGATCTCTGCCCATGGCGCGAGGCGGTAGGATTCATTGATGGCGATCACCCGCGCGTGGCGGATGGATTGCGCATCGAAGGATTGGAGCGACGGCCCTCCGGCGAGGATATAGCACGGCTCGCCATCCCAGGCCCGGGGCACGCGCCAGTAGGATGTCACGCTGGGTTCGCCCTCACAACATTGAAATTTACAGTCAACACGAAACGGTCCTTCTGGTCCTGCCCGACTACGAGAGGCCCGCTTGACATAGCCTGAATCAGGTATATCCCGCTGGCTGAAAGATCGGCATCATTCAGCGAGTTGAACACCTCATACCACTTCGCCTCGGCATCGGGATAGTTCCCCGCGCGAACACTCACCTGGAATGTCTGGAGGAGATTCTCGCCGAGTTGCGTATCCTGTCGGTACCCGCCCGTGGATTGCAGCCCGATCATGTTGGTGGTCTCATCGGTCATCACGGCGATCTTAACTGGCCAGTCAGCAGAGATGTTCGAGTCATCATCACCCACGCCATCGGCAACGAGCTTCGCGTAGATGATGTCGAGGAGTCCCATCAGCCCTTCTCCACAAACTCGCGCACGGCATCAGCGATGCTGTCATTGATCGCTGGCAGATCTTCTTTCAGTGGAGTCTCAAGATATTTCCACTGCTTCCCGCCGCGGTAATTTTTGTTGATCTCGTGCACGTAGATTGCATACGGAGCAGATTCTCCCCCGTAGCCCAACTCCGAAGTCACGACTGATCCCTGAGCCTCGGTATCCACCTGCCCACTTGCCCGCAAGGCTCCTGTATCCACTGGGCAATAGTCGTTCTTGCTCCGCGTCATGGTGCGCTCGGCCTGCTCGTTCATCGCGCGCTTCACCACGTCAATGATGCCGTCTTCCATGCGCGCTGCCCACTGCTTCAAAGCGCTGGCGTCGAGATCGAAGTTCATTTCCATGCGGTTACTTGCTCCCGTGGTTCCTCTTCAGAGCCTCGAAGCGCAGAGTCTCTTTATCGCATTCCCAGTCCGGCATATCGACAGTTTTACCTTTCAGGGCGTGGTAGCAATCACTCAGGAATTCAATGCGCCCATCCCTTACAAACAAATGGCATTGATTTTGTCTACCCTTGTTTACTACCAACGATGGATTGAACGTAGGTTGATTCAAATCTCCATTGAACGTCCATTGCGGATGCTTGGCGCGATCGCCGCCGACATGGAACGGATGACTGTAACCGCAGCCGGGGCAATGAAACACGAATACCTCACCGCTCCCGTCTGAAGCGAATCCGTAACTGTGGACCTTTTGACCCATCTTTATTTACTCCCGCTGAACCCGGTTCCACCAAACAAAATTTTCGTGTGATGTGGCCCGCGCTCATCGCTCACCACTTCCCAATGCAGGATTTTCGGCTGATCGCCATTTGGAAGTGTGATGCGATCATCCTTGCTCGGATAGCGGCCGATCCCTTGCGGATCGCCGAAGAGCGGATTCCCGTATTGCAAGCCTTCATCGGTCAGCACTGCATCGCCAACCCAGGCCGTTGCTGTCGAAACCTCATCGTCGCCAGTGAACAGATTGCGCGTGCGGATCGAGCGGTAACTCACGCGGGCCCGGTATTGCACTGGGGCGCCGAAGGTCGGGATGCCGAAGCGATTGGAGGATGTGGCAGGCTCGTAGGTGATCGTATCCGGCATCAGGTCATTCCAATCAGAGGCTGGCATCCCGGTCCTCCGTATCCCACGGATTACTCACGCGGGCCGGATCATTGTGCAGGTCGCGCGTGAATGCGGGCGCCGGAATGTCCCTGTTCTCCTCGTTCGTTTGCATGTCGGAAATACTGATCCCGCCCGCGTATGGAGCTACTGCCGCGATGGCTTGCGGGCTCGATCGCAGTGACTTTGCCAACTCGTAATACGATTTCGAGATTTGGCTGTAAGACAATCGGAGGTCATCGATGCTCTTGTCTGCCTTACGCGCGTACTTGGCCGCGATCGTCTGGCAGCACTGTACCGCTGCCCCGATCACCGAATTACTGGCGAGCAGCGCGTTGATCTCCGCATCGAACAACTGCTGATCTGCGGTATCCGTGTCCCCGATGAGGAAGCGCACCATGTCGAGATCGCTCGCCGCCGGGTCGCCGCTGTATGTCCATGCCATATCGCCTCAATCGTACCACCTGCGAAGATCGGAGAGGGGTCGCTTGGAAAACGCAGCGATTGAGCTTTGCGGATTGAAATTGACGATCTCGATTCCAAGCGATTCAACCTGTGGAATCATCGTGTCAAACTCCGCTCCCCATGTCTGCCATTGTGCACCACGTGATGCGCCCCATTCATATTCTTGGAACCAATGACCGCCTTGCGGGTTGTAGTCGTATCCGAGTAATGCAATTCTCGAAGCCCCAAGCAACACTGCAACATTCAGCGCGACATATCCGCTCGTGACTCGGCCATGCACGATCGGCCATTCAAGACTCAATCCCGGCTCCGATCGAATCTCCATCCACTCCGTGTTGTCAATGGTGTACGGTTCCGCCCCCTTGCGAAGACAAAGGAACTTTTCTCCGGGATATTGGTTTAGTTCGTGCCTGCGGGTAGATATCCATCGAGTGTCGAGGGAACACACAGCATTGGCATTCGGGAGTCTGCGGAATGAATCGTTTACGCAGAGCGTATAGCCCTGAAAAAGAGAGAAATCAAACATCGAAAGGGAAGGTCCGCCGCCAACGATAGTTATGCGATCAACTTTTTCGGCGTCCGGCTGGACGCTTCACCTCTGCTGATGGCTGTACTCGCGTAGGAATTTCTGGGATGAACTGTTCGATCTGCCGTTGTGCGTAGAGTTGCCGCAGGGTGCGCTCATCGAGAAGGCCGGATGGAATCACTTCTCCTGAGTTCAGTCTGCCTGCGGGAGTGAGAATGCCGCGCCAGTTTGTGACGCGGCATTCTCGGTACGGGTTGAACGGAGGCTGTTGCAGTGCGGACATCGGCGTTAGGAGACGATCGAATTGAAGAAATATCCCAGGTCCGCACTGGTTTTCTTCATGTCGAAGTTGATGAAGCCATCGATGTCGGTGCGGTACTTCGGATCGTTCCGCATTTCCTTGATGACTGCGCCGAGGCTGTTGGCACCGACAAACTGATTGCGGTTCACAAAGCAGTACCCGGCGCTCGGAGTGTCGATTCCCGGAGCAGGAGCAGCGTAGCAGAGCAGGGCAACCTTTCCAGCAATGAAGGACATCGTATAGGTTCCTGCGCTGTTTTCATTCGACGAAGCGTAGATCGCGCCGGCCGTGATGACGCGTTGCACCTTGAACACCTGCGCCAAGTCACTGTCATTCACAGTAACGATGTTCCCCGGAGTCTGTCCATACTTCAGCCGATCCGTAATTTGAGCATTTGTGTCGAGCGCCAAGCGAGTATCGTATCCGAGCACAAGAGTGTTGGGCTCAAACCCGGTCGCCAATTTGATAGCGCGGCGACCGGCATTGACGTCGTCGATCGGAGTGGATCCGCTCACATCCCACTGGAGGACTTGCCCGCTGGCCGGCGAAGAGGCCACACCCGTGATGTCTGTGGTCCATTTTCCGGTCGCCAGGAAGTTCTGGCAGAAGATCCGCTCGCGCCGGATCAGAAGAACCTGCAACACGCGGCGAGTCGCCGTTTGACGCGGGCGCAACGGATCATCAGCTTCGGACTCGACTTCATCAGGGATCGAGTCGCCGTAGTCGTAGGTGGCGCAGTTGTAAGTCGTCGTCGAGAGACGCGCCCCGCCGCGGTGCACTTCCGTTCCGGGAGCCCGGAGTTGTGCATCATCGCGGAAGAAATCTCCGCGATTCCACACATAGAAGAAGTTGCTTTGCCGGTCCACGGGCACGATCGGGAAGACCGATGATGCCAGCAGGGAGGACTCGTCCTGATAGTAGGCTTCGGAAAGATCCGTAAGCTGTCGATTGGTGTGGACATCCGCCACTGTCGGATTGTATTTTCTGATCAGTTCACTGGTCATGATGTCCTCCTTACCACACCTTTCCGAGTTGCGGCATGAGAATCATGCTCACAATATCATTCGCCGCAGTAGTTCCGCTGAGGAAGATGCCACCAGCGATATCGCCAGAGACGGCATCTACTGCGCGCCCGGTAGAATCCGATGCCGCATAAGCTCCCTTGGTGCAGGTTCCGCCCGCGCGGACTTTGGTCACTCCCTCGTATCCGAGAGCGCCCGGCGCCGCAGCGGCTGATGGTTTGTCTTGAAGCACGCCTGCCATTTTCCCCCCGGCAGAAGAAGCCGCCAGTTGACCGCTTGAGTTGACGTACATAAAGCAGTACTGGCTGGCACTGAGGTCCGCGCTTGCGGGGACTGTAATGGTATCAACGTCTTGCTCGAAAGCCATGACTTAGTTCCCCTTCCTTGCATAAAATTCTTCATCCTGCCATTGCTTGTAGAGACTGGGTTGTTCGTCGAACACCATGGCCTTTGCCTTGGCGAACGATACGCCCTTTTCTTTCGCCTTGGCCTTGGCAAGCGAGTCGATCTGCGCGCTGATGGTTCCCTCGATTCGAGGATTTCCACCCGGCGCGGCCATCAGAGTTTGCATCGCGTGGTTGCCGGCTTTCAGGAGTTTGAACAGAGACTCCTGGTCATCCTTCGGAAAGTTGTCGCTGATGGATTTGAGAACCTTTGCCTTCTCGGCGGAAGTTCCCGGCAGAAACCCATATTCCGATTCGGCGCGTTTTTCAAACTCCACCAATTCGCGGCGATCGCGCTCGGACTTTAACATCTGCTCAGTGGCTTCGACGCGCTTCTGCAACTCGTCTTTTGCCTTGCGCAGCGATTCCACATCGGGATTCGTCGCAGTGCTTCGCTTGGCTACCTCATCGGCAAGCCGTTTCACGGTTGGCTCATCCCCCGACAGGAATTTCTCCTGATCTTCCTTGCCGAAGGCATCGAAGATGGAGCGTTCCTCGGGAGAGAGCTTGTTGATTTTCTCGTAACGCTTGGCGAGATCAATTGCATCCCGCAAGCCTTTCTCGAGCTGCTCAACTCGCTCTTCTACTGTCATCTCTGCTCCTTTCAAAACTGCTGGCATCACTTCGGACGAGTCGTGTACTTGTTTCCACGCCGCCCGGACTTTTGCCTTGATTCCCGGCAGATCGCCGGATGGAATCTCCACCTTGTTACCTCGATAGCCAGGCCCCAGCGCTGCGATCGCCGCGCCGATGATTCGCGCCGATGGCTTCTTCGTTTCATCCCACAACCGCAGTTTCCACGTGCTCGGCGATTCCGCATCCGGCACATACGCATAAGCCGCCGCCGGATACTGCACGCCGCCCTCGGTTTTCATTGGGGCCTTTGCGACCGGATGCGGGCAATCCTCGCACGATCCGTCGCAGGGCATCGCGCCATCCATTTTGCACATCGACGGCTTCTGCGCCTTCGTGAGCAGGATATAGGCCCCCGGATTCGCCGGATTGTCGACCAGCGAAATTTCTTCGAGTTTGACGTCAACCAACTGAGTGGCCATGGCTGTAACTCTTTCGCCGTAAGATTACCGCAAGTTATGCAGCAATTGGCAAACGGCGTCCGCGGCCGCCGATGGAGAATGCCTTGTACTCGCCATCTTTGATGCGTTTCCACACGGCAGCATCGTTGATCTTGAAACCCACCCACCATCCGATGCGGTTAAGATTGATGCCGAGTACCTGCTGTTTTTCCTTGGTGAATACAATGGACTCGATCATCTTGCCGACGCCGTCAGTGTTGCGGTGCATCTCGCCGGCGAGTCCGCAGTTCTCCACGAAGTCGTAGGCAAACTTGGAGAGATGCGCCTCGCTGATGATATCGCCTTGCGAATCTTCAATAGGCTTTCCGTTCACCTCGATGACGGAGGCCCAGCCGAAAACCTCCTGATTGTCGGCGACTTTTTCAACTGTCGCCATCAACCGGATATTCACGATTTCACTATTCGGATCATCCACAGGCTTGGAGATGAAAAGCTTCTGAACAGATGGAGCCATTTGGTAATCGAAATGCTGGCCGCCCGCCGCTATCGTGATGGTATCGATTCGAATAGGGATCGATGCGGACGAAATTGGGAAATCCATTCCTGGATCAACGTATGCCACAGTGCTGTGTGGCGTATATCCATGGTTTCGCTTCGCCATTACGCCTACAGCCTTAGCAGCTTCGCAGACTTCTTCCCTGAGGCATTCCAGATACGGAACATCGATCAATCTGACGATCACATCTTTCCCGTCGCTTGATGGACTCGCAGGGAAGCGCGCTATTCCTTCGACGGAACCAGCGAGAGTAGCAAAGCCCTTAGCCACGTTTTCAACCACCAGCTTAAGAGCTACGAGTTGATCCGAGGTGTAATCGGACTGCTTTCCGAAATAGGCTAGCGTGATGTGGGGATCAGGCTCTTGGCTCTGAAGTAGCGGAAAAAGCTCTTGCGGGAAAAAATATCCGACCATCAAGCCGGAGCCCTGCTTGTCTATCAATTCTTCACTCATGCGCTGAGATTACCGCAAGCCCATTGTGCAACGGCAATCGGGATGCGCGGGCGGCTGAGTAATCAACCCATACGGCGTATTGAACATACCGCCGATCGTCACTCCATCAGGATTCAATCCGGGGATCTGTTTACAGTTCGGGCACGTGCGCTCGTCTGTGGCCACAATCCAGTATTCCCGCATCCGGTCGGAGAGCAATCGTTGCTCTCTCGCTTGCTGCCACGATTCAAGGAGTCCAGCATTTGCGGCCCGAAGCGATTCGGTACGTGCGATGAGTTCCGATCGGAACTTCAATTGCCGCTCGGCGTACCGCTGCACCATGCGATCAATCTGTGACTGCTTCAACTGCTGCGATTGGCGCAATGCCCGGAGCAGGGATGAATCGTACCTACCATCCCGCAAGGCGCGATCAAGTGCGGCGCGGTAACTTCCGGATTCGAGCGCTGCCCGGTAATTGAGCACGGCCTGCGTTTGCCGATCTGTTAGCCCAATGAGCGGACGGATCTGCCGGGCTTGCTCATAGGGATGCCCGCCGAATTGCTGCGCAAATGCCAAGATGCGGCGGATGGCGCTTCGGGTATCGGCACCGATCGCCGTGATGAGATTCAGCACATACCCTTTGATCCATGCCACCACACGCGGATTGACCATCGTGAAACTCATGGAGGTAGCGATGGATTTCTGCACGGCCATGCGATCGAGTTGACCGATGCCCA